TACATCAGATGATGCAAAAGAACATATAACTTGCACTAAATGTATAGGTCAAACAGAAGAAGGATATTTAACTTGGATTGCTTGTGATTTGTTTTTTGAAACAGATAATACTGATACCATATATGAGCTTCACACAGATACTAATCCAGGGTTTACAAGGGCAACTGGATTAGCAGAAGCTAAAACTATATATGCACAAAAGCAACAAGATATATTGAATTGGGCAGGACTTGCTCAAGTGAATACATTAACAGAATTACCACAACCAAAGGTGCCAAAATCACCTGCATAAGGATGAATAATGAGTAATGATACGTGGGATCAGTTTGATTATTTTCCTTCAAGTGTTTATACACTTAGTAAGCCAGAGTTTTTAAAAGATGTAAAAGCAGTTTCAGATAGATATTTAAAAGAAGTTCCAAAAGATACAAATGAAATTTATCCTGTTAGAATGACAGGTAATTACATGAATGAAGATAGTATTAGAGGATTTACAGATTATATTCTTAATACTGCTTGGAATATTTTAGATTCTCAAGGTTATGCAATGGATAACTTTAGAACAGTTTTTACAGAGATGTGGACACAAGAACATTACAAACTTTCCTCTATGGAAACGCATGTACATGGATTTGGTGTACAGCTAGTAGGATTTTATTTTTTAGACTGTCCGAAAGATGGTTCTATAGTAGTATTCCAAGATGCTAGATTAGGTAAGGTATTAACAAGTCTTCCAGAAAAAGATCCTACCAAAGCAACACAGGCTAGTAATATGGTGAACTTTACACCAGAGCCGGGATTTTTAATGCTGACTAATGCTCACTTGCCACATTCATTTACACGTAATGCTTCTAATGATCCGGTAAGGTTTGTGCATTTTAATATTGGTGTGATTCCAAATCAACAAACATCATGCCCAGCACCGGCTGAAGTGATATGAACAAGTACCTGATTAGGTTCAATAAAACTAGAGGTATGCCAGGTCGTGGTACAGTTGATCACGTATGGAGAGTGTTTGAAAATGGTAAGGAATATCTATTTAAACATATCCAAATTAACGTCCCATGCCATGATGAACGCACAGGTGAAGACTGGAATATGGCTTGCACTGGCATAATGACAATAGATAGAGATACATCTACAGGAATAATCAATGAAAAATAATATAGATTTTACGTATGAGTATTCAACAATTAATTTGTTTCAAACTAAAGTTAATATTTTAACTGGTAAATATGCCAGAATAGAAATAGAGTTTGCAAGTTCAGGTGTGATGCATGGTCATGGTTATCCACTATTTAACTTTCAATATCAGCTATATAAAACACCAGATGACTTTAATATAAATAGTAAATTTGAAGACTATTTAACTAAGTTACTGATTGCTGTGATTGATGATAGAAACAAAGATCCACAAGCAAAAGAGAAATTAGAAAATGCAGCAGGACTACAGTTCATACCGTCTCCAGTTGCATACTTTGAAGCCACAAGAAAACTATCATATAGTCAATCTAAAATATTGATAAATATGACATTTCGTAATTATGTGGTTGAGGTATATATTAATCCAATGTTGGAAAAGATGTATGCACTTCAAGATAAGATACATGATTATTTTATGACTCATTTTAAGTTTTTAAACAAATGATTAATTCAAGAAGTTTATCTGATTTAAAGCCAAAAGTAGCTGCACTTGCTAGTGAGTTTATTAATCGCTGCAAGGCTGAAGGTATTGATGTGATTATTACATCAACATATCGTGACGCTGAATGTCAGGATAAATTATACGCACAAGGCCGTACTCTACCTGGGAAAAGGGTGACTAATGCAAAAGCAGGACAAAGCTTTCATAATTGGCATGTTGCTTTTGATTTTTGCCCTATTGTTAATGGCAAACCTATTTGGAATGATGAAGCTGTATTTACCAAATGTGGTGAGATTGGTGAGAGTCTTGGCTTAACATGGGCTGGAAGATGGACTGGTACCATGAAGGAAATGTCACACTTGCAATATACTAATGGATTAACGTTAGCAGAATTTCAAGAAGGAAAGACATTTTGAAGCTACCTAAATTCTTACATGACATTTTGACGGAGCCAGACAATGAAACTTATTGCATTATTAAAGCAATGGCTGCAGTCGGAACATTTGCGTTCATCGGTCTTGGTATTACTCATATCGTACTTAACCATACTTTTGATTTTATGGGTTTCGGCACGGGCTTAGGTGCATTGATGGCTGGTGCAGGTGGTGGTGCCTTAATGAAAAAGGATACAATAATTGTTGACAATAATTAAAGCTTACTGGAAATATATCTTAGCAGCAGTATTGATTGTTGTTGCTTTTATTTATGGCTATTATCGTGGCTATGAACATGAGAAAAAAGTACTAGATGCAACTGTAGTGCAATATAAAGCACAACAAGATATTGCTGAAGCTCATAACAAAGACGTATTAAAACAGCAACAACAAGCATCTGACAATCTTATTAAGGAGTATACTAATGCGAACAATGATCTTAAGTCTTACTATGCTGCTCATCCCAATATTAAGTGGGTGCGCCCCAGTGGTAAAACCAGTGGTACAGTGTCCATCAAGAGCGAAAGCACCAGCGGAACTGATGACACCGCCCAAGGCGATTTATCTGGTACCAATGGAGACACGCCCTCAAATGTATCAGCAGTAATTGATGATTGTGCAGCTGATATTCAGCAATTAATGTTCTTACAAGAGTTTGAAAAAGAGCAAGAAGGTATTCAATAATGGCATTACAAAAACTTGTATATCGTGCTGGTCTAAACCGTGAAGGTACAAACTACTCTAATGAGGGTGGTTTCTATGACGGTGATAAGATTCGCTTCCGTTCTGGACAGCCGGAAAAGATTGGTGGCTGGATACAAGTATCGCCTAGTCAATTTTTGGGTCATGCCCGTTCATTATGGACATGGGTTGATGCTGATGGTGTAACTGCTTATTTATCTTTAGGCACTAACGTTAAATATTATATTTACTATGCTGGTGTATATAATGATATTACGCCAATCTATCGTACCGATGGCACAGCACTATCACCACCATATCAATTATCAGCCAATCCAATCTCAGTACAATCCGGCTCTAAAGTTGTTACATGTACAGATGCAAACTATGCACCAAATATAGGTGATTATGTTCTTATTTCTTCAAGTGCTACTGTTGGTGGATTAACTATTAGCGGTGAGTATTTAATTACAGGGACTCCAACATCAACAACATGGACAATTAATGCAAATAACCCAGCATCATCTACAGCTACTGGTGGTGGTACTGTAACATTCCAATATGAATATCCATCAGGCCTTGACGTTGCAACAACAGGTCTAGGATGGGGTGCCGGCCCTTGGTCTTATACAGTTCCAGTTACACTTGGAGTTAATCCTTTAGCTACTACTAGCGGTAGTAATGTTATTACAGTAACTCAAACAGCGCACGGCCTGACTACAGGAAACTGGGTATATATTGCCGGATCTACAGCAGTAGGTGGAATTCCAGCATCTGATATTAATACAAACTTTACAGTTACAGTCACTGGTACTAATACTTATACAATTACCACTCAAGGCACTGCCACATCTACCACTTCTGGTGGTGGATCTAATATTAGTGTTTATCCGCAAAATGGTTCACGTGGATGGGGATCAGCTAGTACGGCTGGCTTAACTCAACAGTTACGTTTATGGACAAATGATAACTATGGCGCTGACTTGGTGATTGCACCACGTGGTGGCCCTATTTACTATTGGAAAGATTCTGGTGGTGTTGGTACACGTGCTGTTACTCTGGCATCATTGGCAACTCCAGCAGGAAATGATCCTACATTTGTTCCAACACAAACATATCAAGTACTAACTTCATCTATTCAGCAATTTATTATTGCAATAGGTTCCAACTCATACAATGGCGGTACATATTCAGCAACATTTAATCCAATGCTAGTGCGCTGGTCTGATCAGGCAAATCCAACGCAATGGGTTCCTTCGGTTACAAATCAATCTGGTGAGTTTGCTTTGACTAATGGCTCATATATTATGACGTCAATGGCTACTAGACAAGAAAACTTGATATGGACAGATTCTTGTTTATATTCAATGCAATACATTGGATATCCATATGTATTTAACTTCCAAGTATTGATGGATAATATTTCTATTCTTTCACCAAATTCTGCAGTAACTGTTGCTAACGTAACTTACTGGATTGGTAAAGGTAAATTCTATACATATGCTGGTACTGTACAAACATTACCATGTTCATTGCGCCAATACATATTTGATGATATTAATCTACAACAATCATTCCAAATATTTGCAGGAGCAAATGAAGCATTTAATGAAGTATGGTGGTTCTACGTAAGTAATGAAAGCTCAGACAATACTATTGATAAGTATGTGATTTACAATTACTTAGATAAAGTGTGGTCATATGGAACAATGGCTAGAACAGCATGGCTGCAATATGGTATTAATCCATATCCTGTAGCGGCAGATTACAACAGCAGATTGCTATATCATGAGGTAGGAACTGATGACGTATCCACAGCTTCACCGCAACCTATTGTTTCATATATACAATCTTCAGACTTTGGCATTGAGGCTGGAGATCATTTGGGATTCGTATGGCGTATGTTGCCTGACGTCAATTTTAATGGATCTACAGTAAATCAGCCAACTGTAACAATGACTTTATATGGACGCCAAAATTCTGGTGCACCATATGTTGCATCCGATATAGATCCTGTGGTCAGTGCAAATAATTACCAAACGCAATCTGAGTATACGATAGAACAATATACCGGCCAAGTTTACACAAGACTTCGTGGGCGTCAGATGGCCTTCCAGTTGAAATCAACAGACCTTGGTGTAGCATGGCAGTTGGGTACTCCACGTATTGATCTTAAACCAGCAGGTAGACGATGAGTTCGGTTAATTACACCGTCAAACCAACCGTTGCGCCTAACTTACCAACAGCGCAAACAGAGTATTCTGTTGATTATGAAATACAGCTTACTAACGCATTACGATTGTATTTCAATCAATTAGATAACTTTACGCAGAATGCAGCTAAGCCTGCTTCTGGTACTACAGCACATAGACCAAACTTTAATTTACCAATAGGTGCTACCTACTTTGATACCACACTTGGAATTCCAATTTGGTATAATGGCTCACACTGGGTAAATTCTAGTGGCACTATTGTGTAAAACCCTATAAAATGTAATACATTGACAAATTGGTGCAATTATGAGCCTACAACTAGCAGCAAAACATTTAGAAGCCCACGGACGTGGGGATGATACCCATCTAGTCCATATGACTACTGGTGAGCTTGCTTCACTGCAAAAGCTTGCTGAAGCTAAAGGTGGCTCATTAACAATCAATCCTCATACCGGCTTACCTGAAGCTGGCTTCTTAAGTGCATTACTTCCTACTGTTGCTGGTGTGGCGTTAGGTGCTATTACTGGTGATCCTTTATTAGCAGCCGGAATTGTTGGTGCTGGTGATTATGCGCTTACCGGAAGTCTTGGCCAAGGCTTAATGGCCGGCTTAGGTGCTTGGGGAGGGTCATCATTTGGCGGTGACTTAGCAAGTTTTAGTGCAGCTCCAGCAGCTACAGCTGTTGATCCAAGTATTGCTTCAGCAGGACTTCCTGCTGGAATGGATACTAGCGCAATGACACAAGATCAATTGGATAATTTAAAGGCTCTTTATAATACACCAGGAACTCAAACCGCTGCTAATGCAGCTACAAATGCTGCTACAACCACAGCTGCTAATGTTAGTCCTTATGTAAAAGGCACTGAAGGTGGATATACATGGGATCAATTGTCTAGTGGTGCTAAAGATGCATTTAATAATCCATCACAATTCTTAGCTCAGCCTGGCGCAAAGATGGCAACATTAAGTGCTTTTGGCGGCCCACTAATGGCAGGCTTGTCTGCAGTAAACCAACCGGTTCCAACAGCAACACAGTCTGACAATTCAAATCCAATGGGATTAAAAGTTAATCCACAATGGACCGGCCCTACTGTTCCTGCACAGCCAAATCCTTACTATAAAGAACAATACGCTAACTATGCAAAAACTCCATATAACCCACTTACAGCAGCTGGTGGTGGTTTAATGGATGTTAATCGTTATGCTGATCAAGGCATGACTACAGATGATGTTGAATCAGATTCAACAACAAATAGCAAATACAATGCAATTCAAGATATTCAAAAGGGTGCTGCAATGATGAGCACTCCAAAGCCTGAAATGCCATCAGCACATATGGCTTATCATTCTGCAGCTCATGACCCAGGCATTGTTGCATACTCAGAAGAAAAGTATAAAGCAGCTGATCCTTATGCACGTGCAGTAGGATTGATGAATGATATAAGATCAGGCGCATTTATGCCAGGAAAGAGCGCCATGACATCTGCTGGCGGATTAGGCGTAATTCCAACTGATCCGGCTGTAGTAGCTCAACAACAGATTGCAGAACAAGCACAAGTTCCTGTTACCTCTAAAGAGGGTGGATTACAGTTTGCTCATGGTGGTGATATTCATTACAGCATGGGCGGCATTGGTTCATTAGGTGGATATTCAGATGGCGGTAGCTTGCTTAAAGGACCGGGCGATGGCGTAAGTGATTCAATCCCTGCATCTATCGGACACAAACAGCCGGCTAGATTGGCTGAAGGTGAGTTCGTTATTCCTGCACGTATTGTTTCAGAACTTGGCAATGGCTCAACTGATGCTGGTGCTAAGCGCCTATATGCAATGATGGATCGCATTAAAGCTAAACGTGCAGCCACAAAAGATATTGCAGCAGATACTAAAGCATATAAATACTTACCAGCATGATCATTTACGAAGACGTTAATGGTGTAGATTTCATTGAAGAATTTATGCAGGTTCTTCCACTGCACTATGATGAGCTTTGCGTTACAAAAGAGTTTCCATTAAATCCTGATTGGGATGCATACAAAGCAATGGCACAAGCCGGAATGTTGCGTACAATTACTTGTAGGAATGATGGCGAACTCATTGGTTATATTGCATTTTTTATCCAGCCACATGTGCACTATAAAGATTGTAAGACTGCTTATGAAGATGTTTACTTTATCAAAAAAGAATATCGCAAGGGTAGAGTAGGCATTAAGTTGTTTCAATATGCTGAGAAAGTTTTAAAAGAACGTGGCATCAACCGAATCATTGCTCATACAAAGATTCATTTAGATAACAGTAGATTGTTTGAATACTTAGGTTACAAACATACAGATAAACTATTCACAAAAATTTTATAGTAGGTAAAGCCATATGAGATATAACCATTTTGACATGTTGCCAGAAAATGCATTCCAGCCAGTTGGCAAACGTATGACATTAGAGGGTGGCGGATCTGCACCTTCAGGCCCTACTAACACTACTGTTACGAATACCAACATTCCTGACTATGCGCAGCCATATGTCACGAACATGTTGAACGCAGCTCAATCACAAATCTATAATCCATCTGGCACAGGCTTTAATGCTTATACTCCATACAGCAATAATCCTGCTAATTATGTAGCTGGATTTTCACCATTACAACAGCAGGCGCAATCATCTGCAGCAAATCTACAAGTTCCAGGACAGTATGATTTAGGCTCTAATTTAGCTGCTCAAGCTGGCTATGGTTCATTAGGTGCTGCCAATCAAGCACAAGGACTAATGGGCCAATCATTGGGCTATGGTAATCAAGGTGCAATGTTAGGCAACATGGCTGCTAATATGGCTGGCATGGGTTATGGTGCTGGTCAAAACTTTGCTAACCAAGCAACCAATCCATATGCTGTACAAGCGTACATGAACCCATATTTACAATCATCATTGCAACCACAATTGCAAGAGATGCAACGTCAATACGGAATTACTGGTCAACAAGAACAAGCTAATGCTACGCAACAAGGTGCATTTGGTGGCTCACGTGAAGCATTGATGGCCGCTGAAAATGAGCGTAATAAAAATACAGCAATGAATCAAGCAATTGGTCAGGGCTACAATACTGCATTTAATAATGCTCAAGCACAACAATTGGCAGCTGCTAATCTTGGTCTACAAGGTATGCAAGCTGGTAATGCTGCAATTAATACAGGTATTGCTGGCGCACAAACAGGATTACAAGGTGTTGGTCAAGGAGTTAATGCTGGTCAATATGGCTTATCCGGCTTAGCTCAAGCAGGTGCTCAAGGTACAAACCTTGCAAATATTGGCACTCAACAATTGGGTGCACAACAAGGTGTTATTGGTACACAAGCACAACAAGGTGCAACACAACAAGCGCAACAACAAAACATTATCAACCAAGCAATTCAAAACTACGCTACTGCACAGCAATATCCGTACTTGCAATTGGGTACACTCAACTCTATGTTGCGTGGTCTACCAATGCAACAAGCTACTACATCAATGTATCAAGCTGCACCAAGCGCTGTACAACAATTGGCTGGTCTTGGTACCGCTGGTATAGGCTTAAGCTCATTAATGAATAAGTCGGCCGGTGGTGGATTGCAAAAAGATAAAGTATCACGTTACGATGCTGGTGGCGCAATTCCTATGCGTATGATGAGCAATGATCAGCTCAAACAAGTACAACAAAGCCCAGCTGAAAGTGCTATTGGTAAAGTAGTAGCACAAGGTCAACTTGGGTTAAATCAATATGTAGCTAATAATCCTCAAGCTGCTCAAGTATTGAGTCAACCATTACCATTGCCACAGCCAGGTCAAGGCTTGCCTCCACAGCAGCAAGTAGCTCAGGCTCCACAAAACAGAGCTGGCCTAGGCGCTATTGCAACGCCTCCTGATTTAACAACGGTTAGAGCAGCTAGTGGTGGCATATTAGCTTTTGCAGATGGCGATGTAATTCAGAAAGAAAAAAATAAAGAAGCTGCAGATTCATTGATTGGTGATTCAATGAGAGATCAAGGTGCTGCATCTAATTTTATGAATAATGTTCCAGGTCTTCCTATGCCTGCAGCTCCAGCAGCTCCACAAGATGGTGGTGGCTATACAATGACGGCTGCGGATCAAGAACCTAATACAGTTGCTATGCCACCAGATCAGCCGGCTGCAGGTCTTGCTAACATTCCTGTTAAAAAGGATGGCACAATTGATGAAGTAGCATTCTTGGCTCAAGCAATGGGTAAAGACCGTGCTACAGAAGCTGTTGCTGGTCATTTAGCAGACATCAAAAAAGAGATTGAAGATCGCAAAGCTACTATGAAAGATGAAGCTTTAATGCGCTTTGGATTAGGATTAATGTCAGCGCCATCACGTACAGGTCATGGTTTTGCAGACTTGCTTACTAATGTGGGTGCGTCAGGTACTGGTGCTATGAATTGGTATGGTACTCAACAAGCTCAAAATGTATCTGATGCTAATAAAGTTGCAGATGTTGAAATGAATGCAGCTAAGGCAGATCAAGCACGTCAATTACAATTAGCACAAGGCATTATCACAGCTGAGCAATCAAGAGCAGCTAAAGAAGCGGCGCTTGGTCAAACTAAAGCAACTCAAGATCTTCAAAATCAATATCGTGAAGACGCTCTTAAGGAAAGAGGCGGTAAGGATTTCATGGCAACTGTTCGTGCTGAAGAAGAGAACCTAAGAAAACAAAATCAATTTGCTGGCTTGCCATCTGAAACTATTCATGCAATGGCATGGAATAATGTGGTAGGATCTTTATCTCCATACATGTCAGGTATTTTAGGAAGTCCAGTTCCAATGAGGGTGCCAAAACCACCAGCACAACCGGCTCCTCCACCTGGAGTATTAGAGAATATTTCTAATTGGTGGCATAACTCAGGAACAAAACCAGAGAATACAGCATCAGCAAATCCTGGTGCAGGAAGCCCACAAATAGATGCATACACAGCGGAATTAGCAAGACGTAAAGCAGCACAAAATCAGTCTTAAGGATATTAAATGGCAATAGATGTCAGTAAGTTAAGTGACAGTCAATTAGAACTGGCTAGTCAAATTGCTACGGAAGCTCAACGTCAAGGCATAGATCCAAACTATGCTGTTGCTCAAGCTTATCAAGAAAGCCGGCTGTCTCAGTATGTTGGTGAGGGCGATAAAAGAAAACCTTTAGTATCTAATCAAGATGCCTATGGTGTGATGCAAATTACGCCTGCAACGGCAAGAGGCTTTGGCTTTACTAAAGAAGATCTAATGACACCGGAAGATAATATCCGTGCTGGTGTTGCCATCATGAAACACAATCTTGATAAGTATCAAGATCCTGCCACTGCACTTCTAGCTTATCATCAAGGTGAGCCTACTGTAGATAAGTATTTAAAAACCAACGACTTATCACATCTAGGTGATAAAGGACTTGATTATGTTGCTAAGATTAATCAGAACTATGATTTAGCGCACAATACTGGTTATTATCAAGAGCCACAAGCAGTTCCTGTTGCTGCACCACAAGATAAAAATGCCGCTCCAAAACAAAACATAAACTGGGCTGGAACTGGTCCAGAAATGAGTTTTAAAGATTGGATGTTGCATGGTGATACCGGAACTTATCTTAAAGGTGCTCTTAATAGTGATCAACAAAATATGCAGCAGGCAGATAAAAATGTCATTGCTAATTTTGGTCCTGAAATTAAAAATAATCCTAAAGCTTATCATGAACAATTCAATGCTGAATATAAAGCTTTAAGAAATCAACAAGCAGAACTACAGGATCAAAAAGAAGCATCAGAACCTGCGCCTCCATCATTGCGTGAAAGTTTAGGCCAGCTTGGATCTGAAATAGTCCATCATCCAGTACAAACTGTTAAATCTCTTATATATGAAACACTTCCAGATCTTCCACTTTATTCTGCACTTGCTGCTGCAACGGAAGGAACTGGAGAAACTGTTGCAATTTCAAAAGGTATTCAACGTGCATTAAATGCCGCTAAAAATGTTGGTAAGACCGGAGCATTAGGTGCTGGAACTAATGTAGCCAGACAAACTGGTGAAATGGCTCTTGGTGAAAGACAAGAAATTAACCCACAAGAAGTGCTTAACCAAGCCGCCAACTTTGCTGTATTTGATGCAGGCGTTCATGGTGCTAAGGCTGCATTTGGTGCACTTAAAGGAAAAGGCCCAGAGATTCCACCAGCAGGAGAATTTCAGCCAACAGAAGGTGGCGGTCATGGCATACAAGAAGAACATCTATTTGATACAGAAGACTTAGGTGTTGCTCCAACTGCAACACAGCCTATGGCAACTCCACGTCCAGCTCCTCAGCCTGCACCATTAGCATTACCGGTTGAAGCTACACCAGCAAGACCAGTAGCTAAACCTACCATCTATACAGAGATTAACAATGCAGCTAGAGGTGAGAACCCAGCAGGTCCTGTTGAAACTCCAGCAGAGACTCCAGAAGTCACGCCTGCTCAGCCATCCCTTACTAAGAGGCCTAACGATCCAGCTCTTGAAACTGAAGCACATAGTATTGCAGATCAAATTGAATCGCTTGGTCATTATGGATTTGCAGACTCAATGCGCCAATCTATTGATAAATTGGGTGGGTTTACTGAGCCTAAGAAATTAGATTTTTACAAGC